ATCTATATCTTTATCATAATTGGAAGCGGCGTTATCTAGTTCTTCCTCAGACATTTCTCTTTCAATAAATCCAGGTAATGATTGTTTCGTGTTCTTTAGTGCGTGTGTGAGATCACTATATCTTTTAGTAAAACCTTTTGTAGCATTGCATATTGTAATAATCTTATCAACAGGAATAGTAACTATTTTTTCATCTGTAAAACCAACCCATTTAACCAATGCAATATAATCAGATATACCTTGCTCAGTAATACGAGGTACGTATTTAATTAGCATAGGTTCTTGTAACCTTAATAGTTTAGAGTTTTCAGGTAATTGGTCCTTATGCAAAGGAAACCTACAACAGATTTCTTCTCCAGAAACCAGTCTGATTATCTTAACCGTTTTATCATTAACACGATCAATCATATAACTATTTATCTTTCTTAAGCACTAACATACCACAATGTGAGCCACCTAATTGTTCAGTTATAGCATAGTTTAATAAAGCTGTTTCTTTAAATACTTTCATATTGTACCAACCTTTGTTTCTGCCAGGGTCTTTATCTTCATTAGGCATATAATCATGGAATACTATTTTAAAAGAGTCTTTTGTACGTTTAAGTATTTCCTCACAATCAAGTTTAGTTATAGATCCATCAACGAAAACAAAATCAAAACCATCATGTGTGTGATCTTTCCAATATTCTTTGCTTTCACAAATAAACTTATGTACATTTAAACCATTATACTCAAATATATCATTTCTGTCAATGGTGTACACATCTGAATTATTAAGTCTTAATGCGGCTGTACTTTTACCAGTACCTGTGCCTATTTCTAATATCTTAAAAGCGTCTCGGCTTTGATATAGTAAAAATTTAAAATCATCATCTGAAATCATTTTAAATCCACCGTATGTATTTCATAGTCAAAGCCTTCTCTATTATAGATGTTAACTCTTTCCTGAAAGTGTGTTAATGTAAAGTTCTTTTTATCTTTGTATGTGAGGTCGTCTGATATATCGTAAACCGTAGCACTATCTTTGTTATCGCCGACACGAAGCCCACGGCCAATGCTTTGTAATATTCTTATAGGGCTCTTACTAGGGCTACTAAAAACAATGTTGTGTAAATTACGAATATTGATACCAGTGCTGAACGTCCCGAAAGAAGCGATAATAATTGCGTTGTCCGACTTTTCTGTGATTGCTCTAATTTTTTCTCTATCATCTGTTTCAGTTCCCCCATAAACGAAAAACACTTTTCGCTTTGGGTCTACTTTTTCTTTTATGAGTTTATATAAAATCTCGCCATGTTTTTCAACTAACTGAAATAAGCATAATGTATTGCCGTTGAGTGCCAAGGTCAGATTTCGTATGTATTTATTACGAGAAGTATTTTGAGTTAGGTATTCTAGTTCTTCAAAGTATTTTACACCATATACTTTCTTTGCCTCTACTTCAGGATACTTTAAGTTCAGACACTTAATTTTTAAGTTTGCAAGTTGTTTTCTTTCTATTAATTCACTTGTAGATACTACCTTATTGACCATACCAAACAGACCTTGTAATACTAACTTGTGTGTTTTACTATCATCTAACGTACCTGTAAGACCTATTCTATACTTGCAATCTATAAGTTTTGTCATTATCTTTGTCAATGATACAGCCTTAAACAAGTGTGCCTCGTCACCTATAACTGCACCATAGTCTTCAAAAAATTGTTTAGGCATTTTGTATAATGATTGCCATGTTGATATAACTATACGTTTATCTTCATCTATATCATATCCGTGATACTTTCTACTGACATTTGTTTCTACATCATAACCATAGTCTTTAAAATCTTTGTATAATTGTTCTACTAGTGATGTTGTGGGTACAATAATTAAAACATTGTTGTCTATTACATTTAAATAGTGTCGGACTAACATGTATATGATAAGTGATTTACCAGAGGCAGTAGGCGATAAAATTAGTCCTCTGTCATATTCTAAAGCAAATTTAAATGCGTTTATCTGATAATCTCTCGGTTTGATAGATAGATCATACTCATCAATCATACCGTCTATATCGGCGGCTGTGACACTCCTATGTGTCAAAATATCACTAGATTCAACTATATGTACGTTTTTCTTCTTACACCAGTCTTTTAGATAAGGGTACAATCCAAGGTACATTTGACCTGTTGCGTATGAGTAAAGTCTTATTTTTCCATCCCATACTCTATTACGAAATTGTGGTGTAAACTTATATCCAGGCACTTCAAACGAGAAGTAATCTGACAATTCTCTACGAATAGAGGCGTCAGCGTCAATCCGAATATATACGTCATTGAGTTTATCAACGATAATGTTTTGCATATTAGATTACGCCAGATGTAAACTTTTTCCAGTCTATAGCGTTTTTGATTTGAAATGTACGATTAGATATTGTACGTATTGTTTTGTCCAAATAGTCAACTACACTTTGTACATAGGTAACCTTTTGTTCTAGTTTAATCATATCTTCATCTGCCTTAATGTATTTGTCAACATCAGGTTTAAGAAGTTTTATATTAAAAGGTTTTTGTTGATAGACACTAGGGTCTGCCTTACCTGTATAGTACTCCCATTTCTCTTTCAATAATCTATCTCTATCTTGCTCTGCCTTTTTTAGTAGATTGATATATTGATTATGAAACTTGCAATACTTGTTATGTAATTGAGGTGTTTTTAATGATTCTAAATCTAATTCAGTATCATTGATTTTTAGGTCTTTTTCAGCCAATTCTTGTAACTCATCAAAGGTCATAATAACTCCATTATATTAATTTAAAATATTTATGTAAATATTAAGTAGTAGTTTCTGTAGTAACTTTGTTACCAACCGTTGCAAACTCGTAAATAGCATATTCAAATGTTACCGTTGCTGTTAGGTAATCTACATCTGTAGCCTGTTGATTATAGTCTAAACCTGATAGTGAAGTAGGATATATGTTTCTAAATCTAACTTCTAAATTTGCATTATTCTTACTTGTCAATATCAACATAGTGGCGTCTGAATATAAACCACCATCGTCTTGTGTAGCCTTTTTTATTTCACCTAATTCTTTACTAGTACCTACATTTTGAGTTGAAGGAAATCTATCTGTACCTGCACCTTGTAGTACTTGAAACTGCTCATAGTTTTTAGGAAAACCAACACCAGTTAACCAACCATGTATCTCTCTATAGTTTTCTAAATTTTCATCTACTAAAAATTGTATAGTCAATGTATCATATTGTAATCTATCACCAGGTAGTGGGATATCTTTCAAAGGTGTGATTTGTTCGGCAGTACCTAGATTGATACCAGGTACATTTGCAGCTGTGCAAAAATACTCTACTTTAGGTAGTTTAATTATTTGAAACTTAAACTGCGTTGGACTTGCATAGTCCAATTTAGTCGGTTGTCTAGTGTATGAGTTTGTTATTGTCATACAGCTATTTATCTGTTTGGCTATCTACTTCTTCCCACTCTTTTGTTTGGGATTCTGTCTGTAATTTCTTCTCGGTTTCTGTAAGTACAGATTGTTCTTTTTCTGCTTGATCTAGTTTTTGTTCTATATTCTCTAATGCGTTAGGTTTAGGGTTTAAATAATTAAGACCTAGTTGTAAAAAATAGAATAGACCAAATAGTAAAATTATACCTGATATTATTGGTTTCATAAAAATTGATTCTTTTTCCTTGTATATTGTAATTCTTTCACTATAAAACATACATTTATTTATGCTAAAAAAAAGGGCGCCGAAGCGCCCTTTTCTAATTTGTTTCTCAACAAATATTACATGATGTTCGTAACTTGAACACGTCTGTAGTATCTGTTAGCGTTGATTGCACCAACACCGTCAGCAGTAATGTTGCCAGAAGCACTCGCACCAGCGAATGGGTTAGCTACCATACCGTATCTAGTTTTGAAACCGATTTTCGGTTGGAAGTTGTCCTGACCTACTGCTCTAACCATTTGTAGTGGTACATATGGGCAGTAGAATAAACCTGCGTCATATGGAGAAGTTCCTTTGTAACCAACAACGTAGTATTGTTTAGTAGGTGACGCATTTGAAGCCATGTTAGCAGCATATGGGTCAATGTAAACTCTATACTTACCATTTAATACACCAGCAAAAGTATTACCAGTATCGTCAATGTTTAAGTTGTTGTTTAATGCAGGAGTGTAATCCAAAACACCCGCCATTTGTAATGCAGAGGCAACATCTGAAGAACAGATAATCATGTTACCTTTTCCTCTTCTGGTTCTCTGAGCGATTGTGTTTGCATCTCTCTCTAATTGGAACATAAGACCTTTAAATCTCTCAACAGACCATCTACCATTAGAGTCTGTGTCAAGGTCAAATATACCAGCAGTTGTTGTGTTAATTGCAGCATGTGAGTTGTCGTTATCAGCAGCACCTACTTCAGCAGTTCTGTAAACTGTTCTTACAACTTCTCTATTGATCTCAGCTAAGATTTCAGCAGATAAGATGTTTGACAATTCAGTTTCAGCGTCTAAGCCGTGAATTGCTTTAAGGTCTTGTGCTAATTCCATAGTGTACTCAGCCTTTAACGCTCTGCTTCCTGCCGTTACAGTTGATTTCTCAATTGAGAACGCCATTTCAGCAAAACTATTACCAGCAGCATCCCCTAGAGCTTCTGCGTAAGCAGTAGTCATAGCAGTACCAGTTGTGTAACCAGTAGATGTGCCGATTGAGTCGTTAAGTACAGCTGGGTTTTCACCAGTTTGTGCTACAGCGGAAGCCCCACTTGTAGATGATCCTGCTTTGTTTCTAGCAGAAAAATCTGTATCAGCTTCGTCAAAAAGAGCCTCACCACCACTTTGAGAAGTATATCTGCTTCTCATAGCGAAAATCAAGCCTGTTGGACCTGACATAGGTTGAACGCCTGCAATATCGTAAGCGATAAGGTTAGGCATTGCTCTTCTTACTAAGCTAATTAAAATAGGATTCCAATTTTGTATTGAAGAACCTGTTGCGTTAGTTGGTGCAGCTTCTGATAAAAAAGCAGCGTCTTCTTTTAACGCTTTTTCTTGGTTCTCTAATACCATTGAAGTAACGGCTCTTTTATAACTATCCTTAACCTCTGGAAGATCAGGATGGTCTAAAACGGGCTGCCACTTGTTTTGTATTGATTCAGATAAAAACATTTTTCTATCTCTCCTTCTTTTTAGTTAACTAAAAACCCTTACTTAATATAAGGATTCTTTTTTGATTTACTAATTGCAGCAGTGTATGCAGCCATTGATTCAGACAAGTTAACACTTGGCGAACCAGCATTTTGTTCTGCTACTTCATTAGATTCAGTATCACTCGCTTTTGCTTTAGGGTAGTAAGAATTTTTTAATGTTTCTACACTCTTTCTAAAACTTTCAGCGTCTTTATATTCAATACTTTCTGCTAAACCTTTAAGTTTATCAGCTTCAGTTGCAGCCAAGTCAGATGAAACATCTTTGATAATGTCTTCTCTTGTTGACTCTGCAATTTTCTGATTTAACTCAATGTTTTTTTCCATAGATTTGTTAATGTCTTCTTTTAACTTCTCTATTTCAGCAGCTTGAGATTCAATTACATCATACTTCTCTTGTGGAACATTGATGTAATGTGACTCAAATAAAGATTTAAGACCACCGATAAAATCTTCAGTAATCTCATTTCTTAAGCCTTTTTCTATCGCTAATTCGTTTTCTTTCATCCACTCCTCAACGACATAGTTTAGATAAGCATCCACTTTGTCAACGATTTCTTCTTTAACTTCAGAAACTTTTTCGTTAACTTTAGTTTCATACTCGCCTTCTAAATTCTCAATTTCTTCAACGAGTTTTGCTTTGACAGCAGCTTCAAATACAGTAGCAGCTTTTTGTTTAAACTCCTCTGATAATTCTTCGCCTTCAGTTAAAGCAGCAACATCTTCTTTCATGTCCATGTTTTTAACTTTGTCTTTAGCAGTCATCATTTCTTTTTTAGCTTCTTTTTCTTTATCAGCTACTTCAGAAACTTCTTTTTTCTTTTCGTCTTCTTTATCAGCAACTTCTTTGACTTCTTTTTCTTTGTCTTTTTCAGCTACTTCTTTAACGTCTTCTTTTTTCTTCTCGTCTTCTTCTTTATGATCTTTTTTGTCAGCGTGACTCATTTCCTTAACATCTTTCTTCTCGTCTTCTTTTTCTTCAGACTTGTCGTTTTTCTTGTCAAGGTATTTTTTAAGACCAGCAGGCAATTCACCTTCTTTTACTTCATCTTTTTTCTCATCATCTTTTTTGTCTGCTACTTCTTTCATGTCTTCTTTTTCTTTTTCGTCTTTCTTCTCGTCAGCTTCGTAAGCAGCAGCCACAGTTTCTTTTTCTTTGTCTGCTTCTTTTTCTGCTTTTAGAGTAGGCATAGGGTCAGCTGCTCCTGCACTTTTTTGTTGTGGGTCACCAGTAATGTGATTAACCCCTTGTGCGAAATCTACTTTAGCGTCAGTCGGTGAAGTGATTGCTTTGTTCATCACTTGTTGTACAGTTGCCTGTAACGACTTTGCTGGTTCAGCTGGAGCGGCGTTTTTAGTTGGCAAATCTGCCACAGTTTTATTATCAGCCATTGTTCTATCTCCTCAATAGTCTTTAGTTGTTAATTATTGCAATAATTACACCATTCCTAACGGAATGTGTCAATTACTATTTATAAAATTACAGCTTTTTAAGAAAAGATTCAAAGACTTTAGCATTAACTTCTGCTATCTTCTCTCTTTTTATCTTTTCTTCAGCCTGTACTTTTAATTCTTCTACTTCTTGCTCTGTCAATATCCCATTATTCCAAACCCACTCTTTGCCTTCCATAATGCCTTCTACAAAAGCGTCTGGAGCACTTGGGTCTGCAACTATATCAGCTGCGGTTGCAAGGTAAAAATCGTCTTTAACTACATTAGCACCACCTACATTTGCAAGTGTGCCCATTCCTCTACTTGAAACACCTAATTTTGCACCCTCATCAATTAAACTTTTCACTATTTTTCCATATGGGGTTTCTAAAATACGTGCCTCACCTATAAAATTACTGCCTTCTGGAGTGAGAGCTTTGATCATGTGCGATACTCTTTCTAGGTTTACCGTTGGGCCATCAGGATGACCAAGTTCGCCAAAAGCTCTATTTTTTTGAATAAACTCTCTATTATAACGAGCTACTTCTTTTTGTAAGATTTCTTTAGGATAGATTCTTCCATTTCTATTCTTCACATCGGATTGCATGAATACACCTTTAATGGAATAGTTTTTCTTTCCATTAGCTTCTTCTACAATATATTCTGCGTTTGATATTTCTTCGGTAATTAATTTCATTTGTATCTATCTCTAATTTCTCTCTAATATTTATACAAATTATTATCTGAAAACCACTAAAATCGTGTAATTATCACCATTTGCAAAATTCTTTGTGGATAATAAAACATCGCCTGTTGGTGTTGTTGCGTTGTTTGTTATCTCATTACCGTCAGCACGTAAGTCCCAAAAACCTTGACCAGACAACAAAACTGCGGTGGCATTAGTTGCACCTTCCCATATCAACTCTACTGCTGATTTAGGATTAGCAGTATTAATTGAATAAAAGATTTTTGATATTTTACGTTCACCGTCTTCAGTCATAAAAGTTGTTGTACTTGCGTCAACTTTTTTGACTAATGTTTCGCCTGTACCGTCAGAATAATTAGTCAACTTAACGCCAAATTTTACGCCTGTTGTATCTGTTAATACTTGTGTTGAAACCGTGTCAGCCATATTAGTGTCCTACGCCAACAGCAGTAGCACTTACAGCACCACTTGATGAAATTGTATGTTTAGCATGTTTCTCTATAGTGATTTCATCACCAGCAGAGTGTAACAACGTTGTACCTAATGTAGTACTACCATCTTTAACCGTGATAGTATTTGTACCAGCAGTTGCAACTATTCTTACAAAGTGTGCTTTACCAATATCATTATCAGATAAAGTACCTGCAACAGCTGTACCTTTAAGTATAAATGTTCCCATTTCTATCTCCTTAAAATTGTTAATGTTTCTTTGTCAAAATAATTCATTAAATCTTGTTTGCTGACACCGAATTGTTTTGCAGCGTTATTAACATTCTTTTCAAAGTTTGCAATAACGTCACCGTCTTTGTCAGCCATTCTAAACACCATATCAACAGCACGCTTCATTTTAGGCGTGAGTTTGTTATACTGCCTAGTACGTTTGTAATCGTTTGCTTCAGTTATATTATCTTTTATAAAATTACTGAGCCACTTCATCACTTGACGCCTCTGGTGTTGCAGGAGTTTCAGCACTTATATCATTGCCACTAAACACATTTGCTTCTGGAGCGTCTGCGCCTTGTTGGCCTGTAAATACCGATCTTGCCACATCAGTTTTTGCGTCATCTAAAGCAGACGAAACTTTATCTGCAAGAGCATTTTTTAAATCATCTGCAGCTTGTGTGTTGTCTCCTTTTTGTAACGAATTAACGAATTTACCTATATTCTCTTTACTCATTATTTATCTCCTAATGTCGGTTTTTCTTCTTTACCATCATCCTCTTTTTCTCTAGGCGTAATGGGGTTTTCTTCGGGCTGACTTTCAGCACCTTCTTCTTCAATTTGTTTGTCAATTTCTTCTTGTTCTTGTTCATTTTGTTTTAATATTTTTGTTCTAATGTAATTGTTAGAGAAATACTTACCAACGTAACCTTCTAATTGTTGAGCAAGTTGTACTCTTTCTCTCATCATTTCGCTGTGTTTTAATTCAGCAAAGTAACCATCTTGTAAGAAAGTATATGTTATATCTCCCATCATTGAATCCCATTCTTCGGGTGCAATAACGCCTTTTAAAATTAATTGTGTTTTTAAAAGGTCGTGGAATAACATACAGAATTTCTTTCTTAAACGACCTACAAATTTAGTAAACTTAACTTCATCTCTACTAATTTCTGCAGCTCTACCAAGATTGAAACCTTGACCACCTTCTAATCTACTGATTGGTATATTAAGTGAACGATATAGTTTCTTTTGGAAGTATTCTATATCTTGTATTTCACCTAGGTTTTGACCACCAGGTAATGTAGTGATTTCTGTACCCCTCCCACCTTCTCTACGAGGTAACCAAAAGTCTTCTAACATACTCATATAGTTTCGGTCATCTCTTATTTCACCTGTGGAAGCGTCATATACTAACTTGTTTCTATATCTTGCCATAACATCTCGTAAGTATTGTTCAGCTTTGATTTTAGGTAAGTTACCTACATCAATATAGAATATTCTTCTTTCTGGTGCACGAGCAATTCTGTATATTACAACAGCGTCTTCAATCATTCTTAATTGATTGACAGGTTTAATTGCCTTATGTAAATAAGATAAAACTTGATTATGAGTCTGATCTACTAATCCTGATGGACAATAAGCAATAGCGTCTGTTGCTATTCTTAACCCACCTGCGTTAGATGTAGCAGTTGGGTGTATTCCTCTTTCGTTGAATATATAATATTCCTGAAATTTGTTCTCAAAAGCAAATGAAGATGGCATACCATCTGTTCTTTGTTTTCTTACTTCTCTAATTTTTTTGATTTTTCTAGGATCAATATATCTTATTTCAGATATTCCTAGTCTTGGACTTTCTTTATCAATGATCTTATGATAGAATAATCTACCATCTACGTACCATCTTCTAAAGATGTCATGGCCTTTTATATCAAAGTTTAATAATTTTAAAACTTCACTAAAAGACTCTCTAATTTTTTTCTTAACAGAGTCACTATACTCTATTTTACTTAAATCTACTTGTACAGATTGTTGATTTTCGTTTGATACAATTGCTTCTGATACTATATCCTCAATTGCGAGATCACACTCGGGATGTAAAGCAACTTCTCTATATCTTCTTATTAAATCTAATTCGTTACGAGCAGTAACATCAAACCCACCATAAGACGCAAAGAACCCACCAGCAGGGACGGTTTGTGTGCCGTCCTCTGCTTGAGGTGGAACTATATTTTGTCTTGGATCGGTTGAGGGACCTTTCAGTCGCTCTATTTTAAACCCAAACAGTTCAGCCATAATTTAGTTTCTCCTATTACTAATACTTATAATGGTATTAAGTAGTAGTATTTGTTTCAAAGTATTGGTATCTATGAGTAGCAGTAAAACTTTCTACGGTATTATTGTCCCCATAAGATAGCGCAATGTCATCCAGAGTTGTTGGAAACATTCCTCTGAACGTGTATGATTTAATCACGTTACCATTTCGGTCTAACTGATCAACAAATGCGTCAACTTGATAATCAACAGGATTTACTAATCCTTCGTTATCTGACATATTGTTAATACCGTTTAACCATCTTTCGTATGCGTTTCTGATTAAGAAGTTTGTATCATTTAAGATAGTTGTAGTCCATGTTGCAAATGATCTGTCACCTGCTACATATAACTCCCTACCTCTAAATGGTATCGCAACTTCCGTTACAGTCATACCAGGTAAAGATGTTGATGTACATAAGAAAGACATGTTTTCAGTCTCCCCACCTACAGCAGCATAACCTGGGAAAGGCATTGTTACTCTAAACTGATTGGCACGAGCTCCACCGCCTCTTAACTTAGCTTTAAAGTCATTTATATTTGGCATGTGTTTATCCTCCTACCACTTCTTCAAATGCAACGCCTGATCTTGTTGCAACGAATTGTAGTTGTATAAAGTTAATTGATCTATTTGGTTTAACAAATATATCTGCTCTAAACTCATTTCTATCAACAACAAGGTCTGGAGAGTTATTTGTTTCGTCACAAACTACTGAAAAGTCTGTAATACCTCTTCTACCTTGTACATCTCTTAGGAATGGTTCAACTATGTTTCTAAATTGAGCTCTTGTAAACTCGTCATTAAATTCAAATAATTGAAATTTAGAAGCAGTTGATATTGCCTTCTCCAAAGTAATGAACAATCTTCTTACGTTTATTCTATCAAATGCACTCGGCGTTGATAAACCAGTTTTATCACCAAACAAGATAGTACCTTGTCCTGGCATTGTAACAACTGGATTAATTCTAGCTCTGTACAATTCATCTCTTTGTGTTTTGTTAGGATTGTAAGCAAGTTTAACTACGCCTCTTAATACTCCTCTGTTGAAACCAGCAGGTGAGAACCAAGAATCTGCGATTAAGTCTGTTCTTGCAGCTAATCCAGCAGTATCTCCGTTAAGAGGTACATATCTGAACACGTCATTGTATTTGTCGTATGTATATTTGTAACCACTATCAAATACTATGTATGAAGATGATCTAATACTATCAAAGAAACCTTTAACGTTAGTTGTCTGTGTAGTAGAGTTTGTAACGTTAACAACATCTGCTCTTTCAGGAGAAGCAAATACTACTGCGTCTTTTCTGTTTTCAGCAATTGTTATTAGGTTGTCTATGTGTGTAGCGTCACCTTTACCAGCAATGATTAAGTTAACATCAACCGTATCACCGTCCTGATATTTTTCGTATGCAGTTTTTAATTCTGCATTTGTAACAGCAGAACCATCTGCACCATCTATAAGTGATCTAGTAAAAGGTAGTGATAATGCTGTAAATGTAGTACCAGTTGCAGTAGAACCCCAATTTGATCCTGTTGCTACGTGGTCCATCCAGTAAATGTATTGTGATTGATTGTAGATTACATCAACGTAATAGTTTGAATCACCTTGTGCTGTTTTAGCGTCTGAAGCTTTAGATACGTTTGAATAAACTTCTAATACTTCACCAGCAGTACCTGTGATTGCACCGTCTTCATCTACTACGACAATGTGCATTTCATCTCCAGAACCTGATCTTGTTGATGTGTAAGTTGAAGTACCTGGAGCAGCGTCCACTAAATCATAGTATCTCCATCTTCTTCTTACAGCAGATCCGTCTGCTACAGCAGTATGTAATCCGCCTGTACCTGAAGGATGTCTTACAAAAGTAAGGTCGTTTGTACTAACGGCCGTGACTCTGTATTCGTGTCCTCCAGCTTCGCCGAAATTAACTATATCGCCTACAGCAAAGTCTGTGCCTGAAGTTAATGTAATAGTTGTATCTCCAACTGCTGTTGATGAATCGTTTGTTGTTGTTTTTGCAGCCATCTCATATGCCGTTGCACTTGGACATACTGATACTTGCAATGAATTACCCCATGCGCCTGCTGTTCTAGCAGCCCATTCGCCAACGTTAGCAGAACCTGTGTTGTAAGGTCCAGTACTACCGTCACCGTTTTGGTAATGATCTGTATTTTTTATTTGTAAAGCAGTACCAGAAACTACTGCGTTAACACTCCCAGAGTTTGCAGCTCGTACAACTCTTAAACTTGATGAGTACTGCAAGAAACTAGCAGCAGCAAAAAAGTATTCAAAAGTTGTTGAGTCAGGTTTACCAAACGTTTCTACTAATTCTTTTTCAGACGAAATAGATGTTACTTCATCCATAGGTCCTTGAGAGAATTGTCCTGCCATAGCACCTATAGTAGTTGCTACTGCTGGTATTACGTTAGTTAAATCTTTCTCTTTTACGAGTACACCTGGTGAAACTTGAAATGCCATATGTGTTCTCCTCTTATTAGCTAATAGGTATCATTAATCTCGTTTATATTTATAATATATCACCTTTTCGTACGGTCACTGGCGTCCATACTTCACCACTATCGTCTTGGTGATATTCTTCTTCCTGACCATCATTCATAAACCCGAAAGGTGCCATATCTTGTTCTATTGCGTTTTGTTGTTCAGCATACATTCTAGCACGTACATCTTGGTCAGTCATCTCTTTAAAATATCTTTGATTGGTAATCCATGCAAATATAACGCAACACATAACTAAATCATCATTTGAACCTTCTTCAGCCTGCCAACCACTACCACGTCTTACAAATGTTGATAATTCTTGTATAGTATGAAAATCATTTATTATAATCTTATCTGATTCAAGCAAAGACTTTAAGTTTGAACAACCTATACGTTTTACTTGTTTAGTCATACGAACACCTAATTGTGTTCCTCTTTTACTGAAACCACCACCAAGTATTTGACCTGCTCTACCTTTCATCATACACATTAAAAGATTAGTATATTCTAATTCAAATTGTAAAGCGTCTGCTATTTGATGACCTAAATCATTTACTTCAACACATACATGAGCATTGTTATATGCTCTTGCGACTTTTTCAATTGTATGAGGAAACAATATAGGTTTAATTTCGTTATCTCTAAATTTTGCAACCATTTTATATGGCATTTGTGATACATCAAACACGGTAAAGGCAGAATAATCTCTTACGGTACCTCGTGCCACGTCAACGGTCATAACATAATCTTTGCCTTGTTCAGGTCTTGTGTACATATCTAAACCTTCGTTTGATACAACAGGTGTATTGTGTGATAATGTTCTTAATTTAGATGGATTAATTAATGTATCTACTGATCCTACAAACTCACACTCAAACTCGGTAGCAAATTGTGCCTCACTAGTGTTTCTAATTGTTTCATCTTTCCACTTTTCATCTCTACCAGGTACCTCTGACCAATGTACTTCAATAGGTACATAATCATTTCTTTTATGTTGAGCGTCATTCCATAGTTTATAAAACATATTCATTCCATGTGGTGTAGATACAATCATAACTTTAGATTTTTTACCAGATGAAATTGTAGGATATACTGAACTAAAAAATTGTTCAGATATATTGTTCGGTATGAAAGCAAACTCATCAAGGAATATAATGTTAAATGAACCACCCCTAATTGCACTTGAAGATGTTGCAGCTGCAAGAATTTTACTGCCGTTTTCTAATTCTAAAGAACCTTTGTTCCAGTTTAGTACACCTTGTTGTAACCATTTAGGTAAGTTTTCATATGCAAGTTGTAATCTACCTAATAAATCTCTAGCAGTAGAACTTTTGTTTGCAAGTATGGCAACGTTTATATTGTCATTGAATATAACTTGATGTAATAGATATGCGATAATTGTAGTTGACTTACCAGACTGCCTAGGTAATTTACAAATAGAAAAACGATTATCGTGGAATGTATTAACCATTTTCTCCTGAAAAGGATACATATTAAAAGGTACTAAACCTTCATCAATGTTTACAATTCTTGTATATTCTTTTATAAAATGTATAGGGTCCTCCATACACTTTGCAATCTCTCTTATTTGTTCTTCGGTATAACTTTGTTTGAGATTTGCTTTATATAGGTTAGGGTTACCTAGATATGCTTCAGTCATCAGGATTTACCTTTTTAAAATCTTTGTCTTCTTCACTTTGTACATCTTTATTTTTATTCTTTAGCATTTTATGTAATTCTGCTGAAGAACCTACAAATAGTGCTTGTTTAATATTTGTGCTTGTTTTATTAGGTACGTCTTTAAGTGTTTTAAGTTTGCCTTGCAAGTCTTGTAATTTATCAACCGTATCAGCAACTTGTTTAATTAAGTTACCTGCAACTTCATAGGCACGTGGGTGTTGACTTTCATTTGCAATATCAAGTATGCCTTGTATTGCGTCTTGTCCTCGTTCTATAAGATTGTAATAATTTTCTCTACTATATTTGTAATCATTATCCACATCTTCTTTGTTCTTATCTTCAACTCTAGGAACTGGTGGAGTGTATTCTTTTTTGACTACGGCCTTTGTTACAGGCTTGTCGTTAGAGATACCAAGGGCTTCGTTTATTTTTTCGTCTATGCTCATAATTATTCATCACTATCAGTAGTCTGGTTATATGTTTTCGAGTCTGCAAAGTTAGTTACGGTTGTAGTAAATCCAAAATCATCATCTGCGTCAGCTGATGTAGGATTAGGTACTACAACAATTCTTTCTTCTCTAGTTGAACCTGTTGCTGTATCTGTAAATAAATCTGCTGTTGTTTCTTTAATTACTTTAGCAGCATATACAGGACCATACAAGTAAGTTTTAGCAGTAAATCCTAAAGTATAATTTACAGCACGTCTAGTTGTAAAAGAACCATCGTAAGTATCTTCGTAATTAACACTATTTAGTGTTATCGGAACATCACGTTTTATTCCCATCTCTGGTATTGCATTGATTGTTACCGTATAGTCAGGTTGAAAGTATGGTAAAATCTGTTCTACTATTTGTAATCCACCTTCAGCAGTTGCTGTAAAAGAATATAAATTAAAACTTATATTGTAAGGCACAGGATTATATTGATAGTATTGTTTACCTGCGTCTGAACCATGTGTCTTTTTAAACTTACCTACTCTTTGTAATTTACGAGTTGCGTCATAAGAGATACCTGATATTTCAAAACCCATACGAGGTAATGAAACAGCCATTTCTCTTTGATTCAAATTAGGTTGTTGTTCTAATCTTGTTAAAAACTTTTCTTTAGGCGAATATGATAAAGGTACTTTTAATCTTTGTATTACAGAACCATCGGCGTCTGTTCTATGAATAATTATGTTGTTGAATATTGTACCAAAAGCAACAACAACTTTTCTCATTGATTCATGGTAAAATCGTCTTCCGAACATTATACTTGACCCTCATCTATTTCACCAAAAGGGTTTCTTTCTGTGAAATCTAATATATCATCTGCCGTACTAGCAGTACCAAATCCTGCGTCTGCTTCATACGTAGCGTTATCAGCGTAATCTCTTGTTTGTGTTGCCAAGTTGACATCAACATGACTTTCTAATACCAAGTAGTCGTAATTTTTCAATACTAAATCTGAAGTTTCTAATAAGAAACCTGTACCATCTTCTTGTACTAATTGATGTTGTAATTGATCTATAGATAATCTATCTTCAGCAACATCAATTTCTGATCTACCAGTATCAATTTTTTCTGAACTATACTCAAATCTAGTTGTCTTTAATTTATAGACAGGTAAGTTACCTAATTGAAAGAATGGTTCCTGATCTTCAACAAATTGTATTTCAAAAAAACTATTCATCAAAGGTACATAAATTAAATCACCTTCGTTAGGTCTTCCATCTACAATCTGTACTGCTTGATTATCTACTTGATTTTGCCATCTTCGTTTTGCGATAACAAATGTTGTATCTTCTCTAATCTCTAAACCAAATTTAGATACTAATTCTTGTTCACCTGCAAAGCCTTCAGTTGTTTCAATATACATTTCTAACATGTATGATTGATCAAATTTAGAGATAGTATCTTCTCCTAAAACTAAATCTTTATTGACTAATGTTCTTGGTAAGTAAAAGCAATCTTGTCCGTATATTTTTAGACCTTCAATTATAAGGTCTTCATGTAATCTTTTCTCTGCCTCATTACCAATCCCATTGCCACCTTGAAAATAATGATTAACTGGCATGGCATTATCCTATCATATACGTTACAGGCGTTTCGTATGTGCCTCTTATTTCTTCTTCTAACTTTCTTATGTCTTCTTGTGCTTCTGAAAATATTTGTTGTCCGTTAAGTGTAACACCACCTAACATCGCCACACCATTGAATTTAGATAAGTTAGCACCCCATTGTCTTTTAAATAAAGCAGTTACGTATCTTTTTAAATAGATGTCATTATATACATCTGTCATAACCGTAGGGTCTAATTTTCTAAAACACTCAATAACAAGATACTCACCTACAGATATATCTGTTTTCCAGTCCATATCTACAAATAGTTTGTTATTGTATTGATTAAATCTGATAGGTTTTTCACCTACTAATATGTGGTCTAAAAAATCTAAATGTCTTAACACCATATCATAATGAATAATTGATGTTGAAGAAAAATCGTATAAATCGTTAAGTCTTAATTGGTATCTAATATCAAATAAGTTTTGATTACCTCTATTTGATAATGGGAATATTCTAGTTACAGCCAATACAGCTTCAGGTACTACTATGAAATTATTTTGTTCAGTCCATGCAGTAGTAACAGAATTTTTAGTTACACTAGACGCAGTATCACCTGACGGCGATTTAATTCTATCTACATCTGCTTGTGTAACTTCGTATTTTAGGTATGTTCTTTCAACACCATCATAATGATATTGAGCAAAGTATTGTAACGCTTCATCTAGTCTATCTTCTAATTGATCATCATCCACGTTGATTTCAATTACAGGTTTCCCTAGTGTTCTTAAAGCGTATTGTTTTAATTGTTCTCTACTTGCTGGGTTGGCCATATTAATCCTTTTCTACTATTTATACGATTATTAGGCGTTGCGAAGACGCAATTATGGTGTGTCTAAAAATCGGTTTTGATTAGATTAGATATTAACTTGCAGAACCAACAATTGTTTTAACAGCAGACCCACTTGAGTCATTGATTACTAATGTTACAGCACTAGCAAAGTGAGATGATGTTATACCTGAAATCGTGTTTGATCCAGCAGCAATTGTTTTGTTTGTCAAAGTTTTAGTGTTATCTGTTGAGATAATATCAGAACCACCCAATGTAGCAGTTGTTGCCTCTAGGTTTGCAACTAGTGTAGCAACAGCGTAACCAGTACCACCAGTGTTTACCGTAGTAGTAGGTGCAGCCTGATTGTCTTTAAATAACTTAAACTTACCATCACCTGCATCCCTAAACAGACCAGCATATAGGTCTTGTGATCCAGATGTATCGTACAATCCATAGAATCCAATATCAACTGCGTCTGAACTATTATTTCCAGTTGCAAGGTTGATTAGTGGATCTTCTACTGCCAATGTAGCAGTATTAACCGTTGTAGTATCACCAGATACCGTTAGGTTTCCAGAGATTGTAACGTTAGCAGGTAATCCAACTGTAAATGTTCCTGAACTTTCAGCAACTTCAACTTCATTAGCAGTTCCTTGAATTGTTACCGAACCACCTAAAGCAGCTGCAGTAGTATTAGAACCATCACCAAATGTAATACCTGAATTTTCTAGTTTAGCATTTGTAACTGAACCATCAACTAATTGAGAAGCGTTAATAGTTTTGTTTGTTAATGTTTCTGTTCCAGCCAATGTAGCAAATGAACCATCTGAAAGGGCAGAGTTAAACTGGGAAGTAGTACCTGAAACAGTATTACTACCAAGAGCGATAGTTTTATTTGTTAAAGTCTGTGAACCTGTTAGTGTAGCAACCGTTGAATCAATAGCAAGTGTAACCGTATTACTTGAAGCACTTGAGTCTATACCAGTACCACCAGCAATTGTCATAGTTTCACTATCTAAATCTATTGCGATTGTACCACTATCTGTAGTTACGTCTAAATCTTCAGCAGTCAGTTGAGTATCTACATATGCTTTAATTGATTGTTGAGTTGCAAGTTGTGTAGCACTATTTGATGACATGTCGTCTTCATCTAATATAGCAGAACCTGAAACAGCAGTATTTAATACAGCACTTGTTAATGTTTTATTTGTTAAAGTTTTTGATGTAGCAGATAAATATGTATCCAATGTGTCAACCGTTGTTTGACGCATTGTTCCATTATCATTTGTTACAAAACCATCACCACCTGCAACAGCAGTTGTTCCTGGTGTAGTACCACCATCCATTAGATTTATTTCTTCTGGTGTTGATGTAATTTGTGTTGTTGAAGCACTTGCAAGTACTGGTAATGTACCTGATACGTTAGGTAATGATATTGTTCTATCTGCTGTAGGATCAACCGTTGTTAATGTAGTTTCAAATGCGTCATCTGTTGCACCTTCAAATACAAAAGCGTTTTGAATATTTACCGTTGTTGAATCTACGGTTGTAGTTGTTCCTGAAACCGTTAAGTTTCCTGAAATAGTTACGTTATCATCTAACGTAATTGTTCCACCAGCTGAATCGATTGTAAGATTGCCTGAAGACGTGTCTATTTCATTGTCTCCAGTCTTACCTATCTGAATATTTCCTTGTAAGTTACCAACAGTAGCACCACCTGCAGTAGAACCATCGTGTAAGATAACTTTGTTTAAAGTTGTATCTACCGTTAATTCACCAACTGAGCCTGTATAGGCAGCATTTTCAGCAGTAGTACCTCTTCTTAATTGTAAAATTGTTGGCATTGTTATTCTCTCCCTTTTTTAACAAACTAATATTATTTATAATAATTAGTTATTTTACTCCCTTTTTTACGTTAATTTTTATGCAACACTTCCTAAATTAATTGTTAGTAAGTGACCATAATTCATATTATCTGTTGTATTTACCGTTAATGTTACGCCAAAAGCGTCAACAGGTGTTGTTTGAGGTTTAGTTTCTCCACCTGCTAAATCTAAAGAATCTTTTAAACCAGATAATTTCTCATCATCAGTCAAAAAATGCAATCTGTCAGATTTTAAATCTGCCAAAGATTTTTGTTCTATATTTCCTATATAAGCCATTTTTTATCCTATGTTGAAATGTCATCTACTACACTAACCCAACAGTCAACTGAGCTTGCAGTATCAGAAACGACTTTTAAATCGTCACCACTTTTTACTACATATTTTGCCCCACCGTCTATTAGTTGTAAAGTAGATCCTGCCTGTATTGGCGCATTTTTAATTAAATACACGTCATTAGAAGAATCAACATCATTAATATATACATCAACAAAAACTTGTGATCCTGTTGTATTTGCTACTCCCACACCAATAACCGTATCGTAACTATCAGCTGTAAAAATAGTACTAGCTGAGGTTCCAATGTTTCTTGCTACATATCTTCTAAAATTCTGTGCCATATTTAAATCTCTCTATATTTATATATTTATAATGCAATTGCCATCGCAATAGCAAAACCTTTTGTTGCTTTGTTATCTATTTGTGTTTGAACATTACTTGAAACACCATCTAAATAACCGATTTCTGTTGATGTTACATCACTTACTGATACGTCACCATTACTATCAGATACTAAAGCACGTGAAGCAGTTAAATCTGCCATCTTACTAAATGCAATTGCAGCTGATGATTTAATATCAGCATTGACTATATTAGTAATTGTGTTGTTATCAGAGTCAATTGTTTTATTAGTTAAAGTCTGACTTGCTGTTAATAATGCGATTGAAGCCGTATCTGATAAATCAGTTGAAGCGATTGTGATATTACC